AGCGCCTGCTTGGCGATGTCGGCGGCTTTCTGCTTAGGAATTTGCCGAAGGTCTGCGACCTTGCCGGCGGCTTTGCCAAGCGCCTGCACTGCCCCGCGCCCAACACCCTCCATCAAACCACCGACGCCGACATCTTCTGCGGCAGCAAGAATGGCTTGCGGTGCGGACGTAGGGCCTTGACGATAGCCGAGCGCTGTCTCCAACGTGTCCAACCCGCCTTTGGCGAGGCCGTAGCCCAGCCCAGCGCCGCCGACAGTGCCCAGCGGCCCCAGCGGCGTTCCTAGCACCGCGCCCCCAGCGCCGCCTAGCGCCTCGACGGTGGGCCGCACCATCTGAATAACGTCGCGGCCAGTTGGGCGAGCGCCAAGAATGCGGCGCCCAAGAGGAATTTCCGACGTCACTGCAGGCGGCGCAACCATGCCGGGCACGGCGCCGGGAATCACGGCGGGCTGCTGCTCAAGAAATTGAGCAAACGGATTTACCGGCTGTTGGACAAACTGTGCGAACGGATTGGTTGCCATTTAACGCCCCCTTGCGCGTGCAGCAGCCCCTGGCCCAAAGATCGCATCAAACTGCGCGTCGGTGCCTTGCCCACGTCTGAGCGCGTCAATAGCTGCAGCCGGTGGTGCGGGGAAGTTACCGCCGCCAGCCGCTGCTGGCGCGGTACCTCCTGCACCTTCAACAGCCATCTCAGGCGTAACAAACTGGCCCTTGCGCGCTTTCATCAAACGCAAAATTTCCTTGCCTGCCTCTTTACGAATATCCGTAGGCAGTGACGAATCAGCCAGTTGACCCGCAGCCTCCTTGTACGACTTCGTGTCTTTGTCCGACTGCGGGCCTTCAAACCGAGGCACCATCTTGAGCACCATGTCCGCAATCGGGGCTAGTTTTCCTGCGGCGATAGCGCCTGGCGTGGCCTGGCCAAAGAATCCAGCGCCGACATCAATCAACCGACCCGCCCCGCTTCCGGTGGACTGATCAATCAAACCGCCAGGTTTAGCCGCGTCAGTCAATTCAATAATTGCGCGGTCAAGATCGATACTAAGTTGTTTGCGCTGCGCCGTAGTCTTTTCAAACGTTGCGCTTGGCTTGCCCTTAACAGGCGCGGTTGGCGTGATGACCTCACCGAACTTGTTGAGCAGTGTGACGTTGCCCGCCGCATCCGTTTCTCGAAACGCGACGACCGTGCGGGGGTCGTCCTTTGGCTCGCGCGGTTGCGGCGGCGGGCGGCTTTCGCGTGCAATACGCTTCTTCTGCTCTTCCTCTTCGGGCGTCAACAGTTGCGGCTGACGCGGCGCGGTAAACAGAACTTGCCCTGTAGGCGACACCAAATTGCCACCGACAACCATCGGTTTTTCCGGTGCAGGAATTGTTTGCGCAAGCGCTTTGCCTTGCTCGCGGATACGAGGGCTAGGGCTTGCCAGCATGTTCTGCACTTGCTCCCGACTAAAACCTGCGGGTGCTGCAAGCGCGTTAGTCGCAGGCGCAGGCTCTACGGGCGCTGCGGGGGCGGCCCCTGTAGGCGCAGTCGGTGGTTGGCGCGCGCCGCCTAGCCCTAAACGCTGGCTCTCACGCTGGTACTGTTCTTCTTCATCCAGCGCTTTCAATGTTTCGCGCGCGAATTGAATCAGCGAAGGCTCGTCGGCTTGAACGCCAGACTGCAGCACCTTCATTAACGTTGGGCGGTCCAACTTGTCCCCGCCCTTCGCCAGCGCGTCCGCCGCGCCAGTCAGGAACTGTTGCCGTTGAGCAGCGCGAGCCTGCCGCGCTTGCCGTTCTTGCGCGGAAGCCAAACGCTCTTCACGCTGTGCGGCCATGTTCTCGCGCTGGAACTGCATCTGCTCCATTTGCTGCTGCCGCAGCATGTTGCGCTCTTGCTCGGCTTGCGCCATTTGTTGGCCAGCCATGAACGACTGGCCAAACGACGGCGTTTGCGAGAGGAGACTGAAATCAAGAGGCATGTTTGCTCCTCAAGGGCCAGTGGGAGTGAGATAGTTGCGGCCGTAAGTCGGCGTTTGCGGCATACCGTAGTAACGGCCCGCCAGCATGCCAATGTCGCTGAATGCGCGGTTGTAAGCCCCACCACTAGCCAGCAGAGCATTACCCGTAGCAGTACCAGCGCCGATAGCTAAGTTGCCAAGATTAGACGCGGTGCTGGTCAGCAAATTACCTGTGGCTGACCCGTATCCAGCACCAGCCGACGTGAGCGCGTTAGAGGTGGTTTGACCAATGCCGGCCAGACCAGCTAGTCGGTTGTACTCTTCGGCCTCTCTTGCTTTTGCGGCGTTGTACTCGGTCATTGCGCGGCCATAACGAAGCTCGTCTAACGCTCGCTCATCGCCGTATGCCGCCCGCGCCCGCGCGTAATCCTCGGCCTCTCTAGCCGTCGCAATGTTGTAGCCCGTCATCGCGCGGCCATAACGCTCAGCTTCAGCCGCAGACGTAATGTCGTAGCCTTTCAGCGCCCTGCCGTAACGCTCAGCCTCAAGCTCCCTGTCAATACCGTAACCTGTCATGAAACGGTTGTAGCCCTCGGCTTCTCTGGCGCGCTCGCGTTCGTACCCGGTAGCCGCACGGCCGTAAGCCTCAGCTTCTTTAGCGCGTTCACGCTCGTAAGCGCTAGTAGCGCGGCCGTAGGCTTCAGCCTCCCGCGCCACCCCGGTTTCGTAACCGGTCCTTGCGCGAGCGTACTTTTCAGCTTCGCGCCCAGACGTAATTTCGTAACCCTTAATTGCGCGGGCGTAATCTTCTGCTTCTTGCGACCTGGTTAGGTCGTATTCCGACCGGGCACGGCCATACAGCGCGGCTTCTTTTTCTCGCTCCAGCCCAGTAGCGGTCAACGCGCGGCCATAGATGTCCGCCTCTCGACCGCGAGCAATGTCATACGCCGAGCGCGCGCGGCCGTAAGTCTCAGCCTCTCGGGCACGCAGCGCGTTGTATTGCGTCAAAGCGCGGCCGTAAGCGTTGCCAAACTCTTGGGATGCGGCCTCTTGACCGTAGCGCGTCAGCGCCTTGCCCGTGGCACCAGAGACAAGCCCGCCGCGAGCAGCCGCGCTAGACTCCAACGCCTTCATGCCCTCTTTTAGCCGGAACGCATACCCTGGATCAAGTTGCAAGTCTTCTGGCTTGAACTTAAACGCTTCGGGCTGCTCACCAGCGTATTCAAATGTTGGCGGCGCGGTCGTGTAATCCAGCGATGCAATGTTATCGGCGTACTGGAACGGCGCAGGGCGCTGGCCAGTGTAGTCAAACGTTGGCAGCTGGTCGGTGTATGAAAACGCTCCCGGCTGTGTGCCCGAATACGCAAACGACGGCTGATCGCTTAAGTAGTTAAACCTAGGCTGTTCGGCCGTATAAGCCGGCCGAGCCAACGGCTGCCCGCCATAAGTAAACTCTGCCGGGCCTCCGGCGTATTCAAATCCTGGCCGCGCGCCGCCGTATTGAAACCTCCCGGGGCCTTCACCGGCGTACTTAAACGCCTCGGGCATGGCCCCCGTGCGCCCGGCCATCGTCGTTAGCGCGTTGACCCCTGCCTCTTGGTAAGGCCTATAGCGAGCGACCCCCTCTTCATACATTTGCCTTTGCAAAGCAATGGCCCTGTCCGAGGCTTCTTTTTGCAAATCCGCCGCGTATCGCGTAGCGCCTGCGGTTGCTTCCGCTGCTTCTTTTGAGGTATTAGATTGCGTAAAAGCACCTACCAACGATCCAATCGCAGGCAACAAATAAGCAAACGGATCGGTAGCGGTCGTAAGCGCGTTAGTGGCGCCGGTTGCAAGGCTGGTGCCAACCCTAGAAGCTGTGCCTGCGGCGGTGCCCGCGGCGGTGCCGGTGCCCGCGGCGGTGCCGGTGCCTGCGGCGGTGCCCGCGGCGGTGCCGGTGCCTGCGGCGGTGCCTGCGGCGGTGCCGCCGCCAGCCCCCGCTGCGGTTGACGTTGCGCTGCCCGCTGCGGCTTCCGCGCCAGTAATCCCTACCGTGCTGGTGCCGGTAGTTGCCGTTGTTGTGCCAAGCGCAGCCCCCAAAGCCTCGTTAATCGCGGGGCCTACAGCGTTCAGTCCTATGGCGCTTAGCCAAATAGGCGCCGTATCTTTTACAGCTTGCTTAGCAAGGTCAAAAAAGTTGCCTGGGGTCTTGAACGACTGTTCACCTACCAAACTGCCGCTTGGCTGAAACCGGGTAAATTTATCGTTGCCAGCAGCCGTTTTTCTTGGATCGTAAACAACGTACCCTTCGATTGGCCCTGCAGCTTCGCCAGTTGCTCCTGACGCCGGTTGAGAACGGATTTCTTGCGCGACAAATCCTGGGTTTTCAGCTAAAAATTTAGCTAGTGCAGTGTTGCCGGGAACAGACTCCCCAGTAATTGTTTTAAGCGCCGCAGCGGTTGTGGCGGTTGTGGCGGTTGTGCTTGTGGATGCGGCGGGCGCCCCGCCCGTATAACCGTTTTGAAGCGCCCAATCAATGTCTGTCTGAGGTACCCCGAGCGCCAATAATTGACTAGGTGTAATACCGGTATCGTTAGCCCACTGTATTTTTTGCTGCGGTGTAAAAGTAATCCAGTTAGCGGGAAAAGTTACGTTTGAATCGTCCATGATTTACCTCACCCAATCCGCCAGTTGGTGCCGTCACTGAAAACCGGCACGACATTTGCCCCACCGCCAGCCACGATGCTGTGGAACGTCGTGGCGTTAGCATCGGTGACTACAGCCCGAGCCCCTGCGCCCGCGGTTCCTGCGGCCGCCAGCGCGGCGACCGTCTGTGTGCCATTATTGATCCACTTAGCCCCTGCTGTCATCGTCAAACCGGGCACGCGCAACGAGGTGATGCTGGAATTGCCTAGCGTAATTTCGTTGCTGACCGTAGCCGAAGACCCGTCTGCGTTGTGACCAATCACAACGTTGTTGCTGCCCGTCGTTAAAGAGTCGCCGGCAGCATAGCCGATGGCAGTGTTGTTAGCGCCGGTCACGGCAAACAAGGCGTCGGAGCCCAGCGCAGTGTTGCCTGAACCCGTCTCGTCTGTGTTCAAGGCACGATAGCCAACTGCCGTGTTGTAGTTGGCCGTTGTTGCAGTGGCCAACGCGCTATACCCCACTGCAGTGTTGTAGTCGCCGCCGGCGTTAGAGTCTAACGCCGTAGCCCCCAACGCGGTATTTTGAATGCCGTCAGTGTTAGACGTCAAAGCGTCGTAACCTACTGCCGTGTTGTTGGTGCCAGTAGTGTTGGAGTCCAGCGCCGTGTTGCCAACCCCAACGTTGGTGGGCAACTGATTGCCACCCAACCCCACGTCAATACCGACTTCGTTAGCCAGCTCAAACGACGCAAAAATGTTGTCGTCCGTCTTGATCAGCACCCCCGCGGACGTCTGCAGCACAAACTTGTATGACGAGCCTGCGGTCAGCCAGATCTGCGCCGGCGTGCGCCCCGCGCTATTCAACACGATGGGGTTTGTGTTGTTGTCGGTGCCTGCGGAACTGGTGAATGTTGCAGCGGGGGTTGTAGACCCAGCGTCATAGGTGTAAATCAGGCCTCCGCTCAACGGCACACCGTTATTGTCAAAGAACTGAGCGCCAGCGCCCGCGTACAAGGAGAGGCTAATCGCCATGATGCCCTCTTACTGTTGAACCTGAGTGACCGACAGCCACACCGAAGCGGCTGAGGGAGAGTAAGCGGTAGATGCGACCGCCGTCAAGGAGAGCGCCGTGTCAGACACCGCCCACATTAGCTGAATGTAATCGTTCGCCGCCAACGAAATCACTTCCGATGTTGAGATTGTGGCGTATCCACCGTTAGCGTCAACTGACACGATAGCGGTGCTATTTGACAAGTCTGACGAGCCGTTCTTGCGAAACCAAAAACGCGCGTTTTTTGACGATGAGTTGGTAGACGTTAGCTGGTAACGAGCTGAAAACTGATACAGCCCCGACTGCGGAACCGTAAGCCGGTTGGTAGGCGATCCCGTCAAGGTCACACCCCCAGCAACTTCGGTGTTCGTCAACGCTATTGCATACGCCGTGTTTGTTAAGGCAGCGCTCAAATCAGTTGTACGAGTGAACTCGCCGTAATACGATTGCTGCTCAATCGTAGGCCGCACAAAAATGTCGCCGTTAACGGCGTCTTTGACAAGTACAGCGGCTACCGGCACCACGTTGTTAGGCGCGGTGGGCTTAACGTTGGTAAACCCACCTGCTACGGTTGGGCTAGCGTACAAGATGTCACCGACGTTAAACGCGCTGGTGTCAATCCCCGTTACGTTGCCCCAAACGCAGCACAGCCCAATCTGCCCGCTGTCAGGCAAATCTTCAGCCAAGACGCCAAGGATGTACAACGTCGGCGTGCTGCCGTTGGCTAAATACGGCGCGACCGACAGCACGTTATTAGCGCCAACGCCCGCAAACCCGACTACGGTGCCTTTGGCCATCGTAGAGCCTGTCGTGTTCTCTACGACTGTGTACTGACGCAGCGCAGCATCTTCAACCGCAACAGGCAGCAGTTGAAAAAACCGAAACCAAGCACGGGTCGTAAGACCTTTCGCGTCAACCAGCGGGTCACGGGATGCCGGGATGCGAGGGGAAAGTTGCATGTTACGCGGAGGTCGGTGATAGGAGCAGCTCGGCCCCCATAATCGCGATCTTTACGGGATCAGTTCCGCTGATCTCGTACACGCGGTCGCGCAACTTCAGCGTCATGCCAAGCCGCCGCCAGAACACTCGGTGGTAATACTGGCCGATCATCCCCATGCCAGCTAAATGCTCGTTGGACCATGTGTGACCGCCGTCATCGCTCCAACGCAACATAACTTGCGGATTGACCCCCAACACATTAGTTGTGTCAACAGCTTCGATGTAATTGCCGTCTTCGGTAATTAAAAACCGGCTATCTTCAGTCAACAGCAAAAACGCTTCGGCGTTAAGAACGCCGACGCCAGTCTGGCAGTCAAGTTGTAGCGTGTGATGCGCTGTACGGCGCAAGTCATTTTGCCCTGTAGGCAGCGCTCGCCACGACCGCAACCAACGCTGCGCAGCGCCGTTGTCGCTGTAAACCTCGGGGTCAAAAGCGTAAATCTTGCCGTTAAACCAATCGCCAACAAGAACTTCACCGTTAAAGTTAGCCTGGCAGTTGCTACGATGTCGGGTAAATGTTACGCCGTTCCACCCTGCTCGTTCGTGCCAAGAATTAGTGGCTACGTCATAGCACCAAGTGGCGTTTGCAGTGGGAAATGTTAGGACGTAGTAGAAGTGGCCGTCTTGCTGGTACGAGTAGCCAATGGCGTCGTTCAGCACCCCGTACTGCTGGATTTGCCACTCAATGGCATGAGTGCTGATTCGTTGCGCGTTGTAGCCGTTGTTGCGGTAAACAATTCCGTTACCGCGAGCGTCAGCCCCAAGCCAAAAAACGGAGTTGTCGAGCTTGGCGATGCTGTACGGCGCAAGGCATCCAATCTCCATAAACGCGCCTTGAATGCGCGCTAGAGGAAAGTCGGGCGCGCCGGCGTTGTACCAGACTTCAATCGTGCTCTTGCCGAAAAGCCATACTTCGCGGTGGTTGACGTTTAACGCTACCACATCGTCAGGGTTACCCTCGGCGCTGGCAAAATCCAGCGGGTCGATTTGCGTGCCATCGTTGAGCGACGTCACCCAGAACCGCTGGCTGTTAGGCTGGTTAAAAACAAAGTAGCCGTCTAGATAGCCAACCGTCACCGCACCAGGAAAGTCCGGGTCGGTGATTTGACTGAAAACTCCCGTGCTGGCGTTATAGATAAACGCGCTGGGGTTGCACGCTATGAACAACTGCGTGCCGTTGTCCACCATGCTGACCGGGCCGCTACCGTTGAGGTTGCCGAGAAACTGAGAGTTAAAGTTGCCGTCTACACGGTACAAACCGCCGCCAGACGCCACATATAAGTAATCTTTGAGCGGCCACAAACCGCGAATTGGGCCTTGACTGACTTCGACAACCGTGCGCAAACCTGCGCAGCGCTGCAAAAAAGCGGGTTCCTTACCGCCCTCAGGCACTATCTCGGGAAACAAATTGACCATGCGGCTGTCCGCAGCGTTAACGCTGCGGGCCACATATGACGATCCGAGGACCGGTGTCTTCATCAGTAGTTGCCAGCGTAGATGTTGAACCGCTGGCGCGTCGCTATCAACGAGTACGGCATAGACATGATGTCGTCGGGGTTGTTGATGCGCTTCAAGTTGCGTTTGCTGGTCATAGCAATTCGCTGCACTTGCGCTGATGGCTGCACGCCAAACTCAGGCGCAATTTCCATTGCCAAGTTGTATGTGAATGCTCGCAGATAGCCTGGCGGAAACAAGATATTGGTCACCAAAGCGGCAGGCT